TGACAGGTGCTGGTGGAACTACTGGACATTCTGCTAATGGCAGAACACCTTACATGATCGAAAATACAATCGATGTATCAGCAATCAACGGTGACGCTGGAGCAGCTCAAAATGATGTTCTTAGAGTACTAGATATACCTGCTGAAACTTTAATTATGGAAGCTGGAATCGAGGTAGTGACAGCACTATCTTCTTCAGTAACTCTTGATTTAGGTATCACAGGTGGTGATGTTGATAGATACGTTGATGGAGATACTAACGCTACAGGATTCTCTGCACCAACAGCTACAGCTAGAACTATAGTTGCAAGTGCAGATACTCTTGATGTATTGGTACTAGATGCTGCATCTAGTGCAGGTAAAATCAGAGTATTCGCTGTACTATGCGATGTATCAGGTATTGACGAAACTGATAGAAATACAGACTCTCAGCACGACACTGCTGTGTAATCTGTTTAATATTAGAGGGGGCTATATGCCCCCTTTAATTTATACCCCTTATAATATTTAGGAGAAATATGGCTACTTACGATTTAACAAAAAAAACTAGAGCAAGTACAGGACAAAGAATTATACAGTTAGGACCAGTTGATAATACTATGAGGGTTATTAAAGTAGAAAAAAGACTTGATGATCAAGAAAAAAAATTAGATAAAATATTGGATTTACTGCAAAATGGCAACAACTTACCTGACACTAACAAACAGAGTTCTTAGAGAATTAAACGAAACAGAGTTAACCTCTAGTACGTTTAGTTCTAGTAGAGGTATACAGACTGCTATTAAAGATTTCGTAAATAAAAGTATACATGATATTTATAATGAAGCAGCTGAAATACCTTTATTATATGCTAGAACAACACAGAATTTAACTACTGGAGATGCAGAATATGATTTTCCAGCAGATTTTAGAAAGATAGATAGAGATTCATTTACTATTGGTCCAAGAGAATTAGTTACAAATGGTGAGTTTACATCTAATATAAGTAACTGGACAACTGGTGATGGATCACCTTCTCATACTTCTAGTGGTAATGGTAGATTAAATTTAAATGATGCAGCAGCATATCAAGCTGTTGAGACTACAGTTAATAAAGAATATAAATTACAGATTAGAGTATTAAGTCCAAATAGTTCTAGCACTGCATTAATTGTTAGAGTTGGAACCTCAGCAGGTGGCACACAAAATTTAAATACAACATTAGCCGTAACTGATTTTGGACAGGGTGCTATATTAAATGCTACATTTACAGCCACGGCAAAATCTTCATTTATATATGTAGAATCAAGTGGTATTCAATTAGATGTAGATTATGTTAGATGTTCAAGAAGTGATGTTACTAGGCAAAAAATACAATATATATCATACGATGATTATCTACAAAATTATAAACCAATAGATGATAGAAATGATAGTGATGTATATGGCACACCAGCTAGAGTTTATATACTACCAAACTTTACAGCATTTGGTGTAACACCAATACCTAGTGATGATCAACAAACATTATCATATAATTATTATACAACACATACAGATTTATCAGCACATGGTGATACAATGTCATTACCAGATAGATTTGGATCATTAATTACTGATAGAGCAAAATATTATACATATATGCTTAGATCAGATCCACAACATGCCCAACTAGCTGATAGAGATTATCAAAGAAAATTAAGATTATTAAAAACAGATTATTCTACAAAAGCTGATTATATGAGATCAGATGTTAGAATATACAATGTAATGTCAGATAGATAATATGCCAACTACGGATTTAATATCACCATTTGTAGTAAGTTGTGCAGGTGGTTTAACACTTAATAAAGATGTTTTTTCCATGCAACCTGGAGAGGCTCTTATTTTACAAAATTTTGAACCTGATATAAAAGGTGGATATAGACGTGTTAGTGGTTCAGCTTTATTTAATAGCACAATAGTACCACAGGGATCTAGTAATACTAGTTTAACAATTGATTGTTCAATTATATTTAATGGTCAAATAATTGTTGCTAGAGGTGGTGATATACATAGAGGAACTACTTCAGGTAGTTTTACAACTCTAACAACTGGATTAGGTACATCTACTAGAGCATATGATTTTGAAAAATTTAATTTTGATGGTACTGATAAGATAGTTATTGCAACAGGTCATTCCCCTGCACAAATTATTAATTCTAGTTTTGCAGTTGATGTAGTAAATGCAACAGGAGGTGGAACAGCACCTAGTAATCCTAAATTTGTAAAAGCATTTCAGAATCACATGTTTTATGCTGGTGCAACTAATTCACAAGAAGTTATATTTAGTGTACCATTTGAAGAAGATAATTTTACAACAGCTAGTGGTGCAGGATCATTTAAAGTTGACTCTGCTGTGGTTGGACTAAAAGTATTTAGGAATGAATTAATTATATTTTGTGAAGATAGAATATATAAATTAACTGGAACAACATCTAGTAATTTTGCTGTGCAAGAGGTTACAAGAAATATTGGATGTAGAGATGGTGGTAGTATTCAAGAGATAGGTGGTGATGTTATATTCTTAGCACCAGATGGTTTAAGAACTATTGCTGGTACAGCTAGAATTGGTGACGTTGAACTAGGATCTATTTCTAGACAGATACAATCTAGAATTGATGATATAGGATTAGATAGAATAACATCTTTAGTTATTAGAGATAAATCACAATACAGATTATTCTATCCAGTTGATGGTACAGGACAATTATCATCTAAAGGTATAATAGGTGTATTAAAAAATAATCCTAATACAGGTGGTATAGGTTTTGAGTACGCAGATATAGTAGGTCTTAAACCATCTTGTACAGATTCAGATTTTATAAGTAATGTTGAAACACAAGTGTTTGGTGGTTATGATGGGTTTATTTATAAAATGGAAACAGGAAATACATTTGCAACAGGTTCTACTACAACGACAATACAAGCAGTATATAGATCACCTGATATGGTAATGGGTGATCCAGGTGTTAGAAAATATATGCAAAGAGTTAATTTAAACTATGAAGGTGAGGGTACATCTATTGATGCAAATTTAGCATTAAGATATAATTATGATGATCAAAATAGCCCACAACCAGAAAAAATAGCATTACCTAGTGTAGGTGGTGCTGGACAATATGGAGCAGCAAGTTATGGTAGTTCTTTATATGATGCATCAGGTGTTCCATTAGTAAGACAAACAGTAGAAGGATCTGGGTTTGCTGTAGCACTACAGATAGATGATCAAAATAGTGCAGACTCATTTTCAGTTAAAGGATTTCAATTAGAATTTACCCCAGGAGGAAGAAGATAATGGCAGGTTATTCAGCACGACAGTCAAGTTTCACTACAGGTGATACTATACTTGCGGCTCACTCTAATGATGAGTTTAACCAAGTATTAGCTGCGTTTAATGCAACCACAGGACACACGCATGATGGAACTGCGGGTGAAGGTGGACCTATTGGCACTCTTAGAGATGCTGATAGTAATAATAAAATATTAGTTGATTCAACTAACAATCATTTAGAATTTTATGTAGAGGTATCATCTTCTGCTACACAGCAGTTAAGAATACAAGATGGTGCTATCGTACCTATTACAGATAATGACATAGACTTAGGAACTTCCTCTCTTGAGTTTAAAGATTTATTTATTGATGGCACAGCTAATATTGATACATTAAGTTTAGATGGCACTGCTATTACAGCAACAGGTACAGAAATTAATTTAATAGATGGTGGAACTTCTGCAGGAACAACTGCTGTTGCAGACGCAGATGGAATTATAACTAATGATGGTGGCACAATGAGATTAACAACTGCCGCTACATTTAAAACGTATTTTCAAGAAGGTATATCAACTGCTTATGATGATTTAAGTGCAGGAGATGCTGCAGTTAATGTCACTACTACAGCAGGTGATATTACAATAGACGCACAGGGTAATGATACAGATATTATATTTAAAGGAACTGATGGAAGTGCGGATACAACATTCTTAACTATTGATGGTAGTGCTGCAGGTAAAGCGACATTTAATAGTGATGTAGTTGTAGGTGGAGATCTTACAGTAACTGGTGATGATATTATCATGGGTACTAATACTGCAGGTAATTTATTAATAGCAGATGGCACAAACTTTAATTCTGTAGCAGTAGGTTCATTATCAGAGATATCTACAGTTGCTAATGATGATGTATTCCTAGCAGTTGATACTTCTGGTGGTGGACTTAAAAAAATTGCAAGATCAGCTATTGTATCAGGACTTGCTACATCAGGTGCAATATCAAATGTAGTTGAGGATACTACTCCACAACTAGGTGGTAATCTTGATATGAATGGTCAAGATATTGTAACTACATCTAATGCAAATTTAGAATTAGCACCAAATGGAACAGGAAAAGTTGTTGTAAAAGGTAATACTAATCAGGGGGCTATACAGCTTAATTGTGAAGCTAATTCGCATGGGCAGACAATAATAGCTGCACCACACTCAGAAAGTGCTTCAAATACTTTAACACTACCTAGTACGGGTGGTGATGCTAGATTAGTATCAGCAACTTCAACTGCTACACTTACAAATAAAACTTTAACTACACCAGTTATCTCAGAAATAGATTCAGGATCTAGTATTACACTTGATGCGACTACAGATATTATATTAGATGCAGGT